ATGAGCCGGATGGCTCAAAGGAGTAAGTAATGGGATTCTTTGCACAGCATGGTTCTTTCTCTGAAGGAACCGGTCGGAAGTTCAGCGTAGCTGAATCCGGCGTTTACATTTGCGCCTTGATTGACATCGAAGCAGTACAAGGTAAATCATTCGACGATCCAACAGTCCTGGAACCGAACTACAAGTTCGTATTCGAGAGCGTCGAAGTTGGTGATGAAGATGGTCAACCCTTCCGTTTCGTGCAGTTCACTAAGACGGTCTACGGCAACGAGAAAGCCAAGATTACAATCCTTTTGGATTCTATGCTCGGCAAGCGTCTAGACCGCAACGAATATGCAAACCTTGACATCAACGCCTTGAAGGCTCAAAAGTGGCAAGTGGTTGTAGGCACCAGACAGAAGATGAACGGTGAATACACGAACATGATTGAGACCGTCAAGCCAGTGAAGCAGACTGCAACCAAGCCACTGCGCAAGGCTGTACCTGCTCAGGTTGATGACATCACGGATCCGTTCGATGCCGAATGAAAGAAAACCTTTCGTAAGCTTCAATGATGAGTCGGTGCCTATCACAAAACGAAAGGTGCTATACGTGAAGTGGCTTATGTCAAAGCACGGTAAGACTCTAACCGAAGCCAAGTTGGCAGCGCATAGAAAGTTTGGTGAATCTGACCCGTATGAGCGGTTTAGAGACGACTAAACGAGGGAACACTAAAAGGGGCAGGGTAACTTGCCCCTTACTTTGGGAGATAAAAGATGACAGAAACAACTAAGACTTTAGCCGAGGTTATTACAGACCTCGCACAGCAGACCATCAACCGGGTTGAGCCTTTTGGCGTTATCGATTGCCCGCTACAGATTCAGGTATCAAGCGACCATAGCGAGATTCACTTGACCAAGGGTGACCTTCACCTGATGGTTGCTATGACCGGTGATGACACCGGCATCTTTGACTGCAACTCGTGGTTCGGTGAGTGTATTCAGAATCCTTTCTGGATTGGCAACCTGAAGGTAGCCGATGTCATCGCTGACATCTGGGCAGTGAGCTACAACATCGACCGCATGATGCACAAGCAGACCGAAGTGGTTGCCGTATGAAAGTGACACCATGCACAGCAACCGAAGCTCTCAAGGCCTTACGCCTTGGGAGCAAGGTCAAGTGTGTATCTTGGGCGCCTGACCGCTACATTGAAGTGGTAGCCGACAAGATTACACTGAATGACAAAGAAGTACATATGTGTACACAAAACAGCATCCTTCAGGATTTTGTTTTGTCTGACCAATGGGTGATTCTAGACTATTGACCGGCCACTATAGAACAACCAAGATTCAAGCCCTCAGCGTCATCGATGACTGGGGGCTGGACTTTGCAACGGGGAACGTTGTCAAGTATCTGCAGCGATGCCCACACAAAGGAACAGCTACAGACGATGCCATCAAGGCGCTCTGGTACATGGCTTATGTTGCAACCAGGGACACAGCCTTTGCGGATCGAATAGCCAAGGAAGCCGAGGAAATCAATGGCAGCAGGTAGACCTAACGAAACGTTGATGGAAAACCGCGCTAAGCGGCAGTATCTTTTAGAGCGGTACGAAACCTTGGTAGCTGAAGGCATGAAATGCCACGAAGCAGCAAGGGCTATTGGATTCCAACACACAACCATCAACCGGTGGCTGAAGGAGCAGCAAACCGAGCAGCTCAAAACTATCGAAGCCCAGAGAATGAACCTTTCCGGTGGTGGCTTTCCTTCCGCCTTGGAGCGTTTACGGGCTGGCATGACGGTAAGGCGGCACGGTGCCGCTTGGTTCCTCCAAATCGTTGATGGCAAGATATGCCTATACCTCATTGATGGCGCTGGTAACCGGCACTACAGCCGGGTAGCGTCTTTCGGTAGTGCTGATGTCTTGGCGTTCGACTGGGAGATATACAACGGATGACTAAACTAATCTGGATCACACCGGAAGCGGAGCAGGTCATCGGATACTGCGCAAGGGTCAGCAACCCGGCAAACCAAGACAATCCGGACGTAGCCCGGTTGCTCTCTTACTGCATTAAACACGGGCACTGGTCAATCTTTGAGATGGCATCGATGTGCGTGGAAATCAAGACCACCCGTGCTATCGCACCGCAGATTCTTAGGCATAGAAGTTTCTCTTTCCAAGAGTTCAGCCAAAGGTATGCACAAGTCGCTGAGTTTATTGAAACACCAGATATGCGTTTAGCTGGAACTACAAATCGTCAAAGTTCGATTCCGATGAAATCTTTTTACGAACTACCGGATAATCAAAAGAAAGCCATAAATCAAGCGTCTATGGCAATCATGCACGCAAGAAATGCATATGATCGGCTTATAGATTCCGGTATCGCTGCGGAGACTGCAAGAATGGTTTTGCCGCTTTGCACTCCGACCACGATGTATATGTCTGGCACGGTTAGGTCATGGATCCATTACGTGCATCTAAGGACGCAGGAAGATACGCAGCTGGAACACAGGCAGATAGCAGACAGCATCAAGGCTTTGATGGTTGAACATCTGCCGATCACAATGGGAGCAATAGGATGAGATTCGGTGAAGTGATACAAGCCTTGATGGCTGGTGGCGGTAATGCTGTAAGGCGGGGTGAGTGGTGCGGGGCTTTCCTGCGGTACTCCGAACTATGGAACGCTTTCGAGCTTCATGGTGCAGGGGGCAGGGTTACGCAACTTGAAGAACTTAGCCTTTCACCCGGTGACCTTTTCGCTACTGACTGGGATGTAGTCAGGCTTGACCCAAGAACCGGGGAGGTAGCCAAATGATACTTTTTGCTCTTGGTGTCCTGCTTGGTGCGGGCTGCTTGGCGGTATACAACGAAATGTACACGCGGTGGCTATACAACGATGTCAAGCGCAGGGCTAAGGCTTGTGGTATTGACGAAGACAGGATGAAGGCTGCCGTTATCAAAATCACACATGAACAAATCGAGGCTGGATGGAATGGCAAGTAGAGTTATAAACAAGGGGATTGAGCAGGTTTCTATAGACCTGCTCAAGCATCACCCACGCAACGCTAACCACGGTGATGTGGATGCCATCAAGACTAGTCTGGCAGTCAATGGCTGGTACGGCTCTGTGGTGGCTAACCTGAGCACTAAGCACATCCTAGCGGGAAATCATAGGGTGATGGCTGCCAAGGCTCTAGGATGGGAAACCGTACCCGTTCAATGGGTTGACGTTACACCTGAAGAAGAGCTACGCATTCTTGTGGTTGACAACCGGACAACCCGTATCGGGCAAGATGACACAACCAAGATTACCGACATCCTTGCTGAGCTTGCCAACACACCTATAGGCCTTGAAGGTACAGGGTATGGCGCAGCTGACCTTGATGCTTTGATTGATGAACTTGCTGGTACTACTGAGCCTGCGGAGTTGCTAACCGATCCAGATGAAGTGCCGGAGGAAGTCGAGACACGATGCAAGCCGGGAGACCTTTGGATTCTCGGTCGGCATCGATTGCTTTGCGGTGACAGCACCAAGGCTGATGATGTGGCACGGCTGATGGATGGTGCTGTGGTAAACGGCATTGTTACTGACCCGCCATACGGCATAGGTATTGATGGTCAAAAAGAAAGCATAAGCGCAAACCCAAAACATAACCGCAAGGCGCATGAGTTTATGGGATGGGATAAAGAAAGACCGTCAAAAGAGTTGTTTGATTTATTGCTATCGTTTGATTGCCCTACAGCAATCTGGGGTGGCAATTACTTTGCTGATTTCCTTCCTGCATCTAGGGGATGGATTTACTGGAGCAAAGGTCAAGATGGTTTGACTATGTCCGATGGAGAACTTGCATGGACAAACTGCGTTAAACCCTTACGGGCAATCGTTGTTAATAGAGCGGCTTTACAAGGCTCAGTACATCCAACACAAAAACCGATGCAGGTTATTGAATATGCTCTTGAATACATCAATGTTGAAACCGGAAACATATACGATCCATTCCTAGGCTCTGGTACTACATTGATTGCAGCCGAGAAAACTAACCGCAAATGCTACGGGATGGAAATAAGCCCTAAGTATTGCGATGTGGTGATTCAGCGATGGGAAAACGCCACAGGGCAGAAGGCGGTGCTAAGTGAAGGGTAAGCCATACAAGTACAACGAAGACGTAGTACAGCGCATCACACAGGCACTGAGGGCAGGGAATACCCGCCGGGCTTCCTGCGCTTACGCTGGCATTTCTGAGGATACATTTGCCGTCTGGCTCAAGGACATTCCGGAGTTCTCGGATTCTATTAAAAAAGCCGAGGGTGATGCTGAGGTACGCAACGTCGCTATCATTCAAAAAGCAGCTGACAGCACATGGCAAGCGGCGGCGTGGTGGCTTGAACGGAAGCACAAGCAGGACTGGTCTAGCCGGGTAGAGCAGACCGGCGCAGACGGTAGCCCGGTCAAGGTGATCGTGGAGTACGCAGACAAACCATAATGCCAGATATTCGATTGGTTCTCCCTCGACCTCATGAAGCACAGCAGGTGATAATGGCACAGGCAAGGCGATTCAACGTCCTTGCCTGTGGCTGAGTAGGTAGACGCTTTGGAAAAACTACCTTGGGCGGGAACCTGCTATCCGATCCGGTACTCAAAGACGGCTTACCCTGTGCTTGGTTTGCACCTACCTACAGGCTCCTAGAGGAGGCGTACAACGACCATAAGCGCATATATGCTCCGGTTATCCGGCGAGCTGTGCAGACACCTGCACCGCGCATCGAACTGATAACCGGTGCGGCTATTGACTATTGGACGCTTGATGACCCTTCTACCGTTGCCCGTGGCAGAAAGTACAAGCGGGTCATCATTGATGAAGCTGCCATGGCAAGGCATCTGGAGCAAGCCTGGACGGAAGCCATACGCCCAACGCTTACCGATTATCGGGGAGATGCTTTCTTTCTTTCCACGCCTAAAGGGTCTAACTATTTCAAGACCCTTCACTCGATGGCTGGTGTAGATGATGACTGGATGGCATGGCAGATGCCAACCACGGCTAACCCATGGATTGACCCGCTGGAGGTTAACAAAGCCGGGGAATCACTGCCATCGATCGCGTTTAGACAAGAGTACCTAGCCGAGTTTGTGGATGCGGCTGGAGCCAGAATCAAGCGGGAGTGGTTACGCTTTGGTGATGCTCCTGAAGGCTTGCCGGTTTATCTTGGTGTTGACCTTGCTATATCAACCAAGGCAGAAGCAGACTACACCGCCGTGGTTGCTTTGAGTAGGGCGGACGATGGCACGATCTACGTGCTGGATGTCAACAGGACAAGGGCAGACTTTGCTAGCGTCCTGCGCTTCATCGAGGCTATGGCGGATAAGTGGAAACCTACGATGATTGGCATCGAGCAGGTGCAATACCAAGCCGCTGTTGTGCAAGAGCTTATGAGGCGCACTAAGTTACCGATACGGGGCATCAGACCAGACCGTGACAAAGTGACCCGCTTTGGGCCTTTAGAGGCCCGGTACGAGCAAGGGCAGGTTGTACACGTGGAAGGGTTGCCACCCTACTGGCAGGATGAACTGCTATCATTCCCGGTTGGCAGGCATGATGACGTGGTTGACGCGATGGCTTACGCTTGGCAGGTGATCGGACAGCGTAAGGGTTGGGGTGCCGTCTAAAATATATCTTCCTATACACTTGCAGTATATATACTTAGAGTGTATATTATAGACATCCAAGGGGATACGGGAGATAAGACAATGGAAAACTACTTCGACTTTTACGTAATCAAAGTTTCAAGCACTCGCAAGACAGACCTTAAGAAGGCTGGCATCGATGCTGCAGACATCAACACTGTATTCGATGGTTATGCTCAGTATGGCCGCAACAGCTACCGCCGCTACATCTACACAAGTAGCGTAGGGTTCCAGTCCAACGTTGCTGGTGGACTCAACGAAGAATCACAAGCCATCATCGCTAAGTACCACGCACTCGGTTTGAACGTAGACACCCAATACATTACAAGAGATTAGAAGACAGGAACCGCCACAGGCCCCCGCAAGGGGGCCGGGAGATAAAACAATGGAACTTATTACACGGTTGGTAGAGGCAGGCGGCAAGGAATGGACGGGTGGTACGAACCACCGGGTTTACTTCAAACCACAAAACATTCTTTGCATGGAAGTTGAATGTTACAAATCCGGATCACTCCGCAACGTTACAATGAACGGTGAGAGAATCAGCAACAGCAAGGCTGGACGCATTATCAATGCAAAGTTGTATGTGGATGTAACAACCGGTGAAGTTGTAACAGACCTTGAAGCTGAATACGCAAAGATGGCACGCATCGCAATATCAACAATCTAAACCACTAAGCCCCACAAGCCCCCGCAAGGGGGCTTTTTTGTTTCTGTGGGATACTAGGAACATGGGCATCTTTGACCGCTTCCTAGGACGTAAAGCCGCAGCCAACCCGACACAGGCTTTGCCGTTACCACTTAGCCAGAGTAGGGACATCTACCTAACCGGGTATGGCTCAGGTCAGCTGCAAACACTATTGCGCCGTGCGCTCCCTGGAAGCACCAAAGACTGGTCTAGGATTGCCGGTGACCTTGGGCTAAACGGCATCGTGGCATCTGCTATCGACTGGTACGTTCGGAACTACCCTCAGGCCACACCAAGACTTTACCGACCGGTAGACAGCCAACAGGCAGAACCGGTAGAAGACCACCCGGTACTACAGCTCATGGCTCAACCTGATCCGATGATTATGGGCAGCTTATTTTGGGGCTGGGTCATTCAAGATTATAAATTGTTTGGCAACACGTACCTGAGAAAGATTCGATCTACAACCCGTGGTGTAGTGACGGCTTTACAGTTCTTGCCACAGGACATGGTTCGACCGGTAGGTAATGGCACGAACCCGCTAACCCATTACGTCTACACCACTGATGGTCGCTCCTTTGATATCCCCGTTTCTGACATCATCCACATAAGGTACAACCGAGACCCGCAAGATATCCGCTTGGGTAGGTCTCCTGTTATGGCTGTACTGCGTGAGATTGCTACTGACAATACGGCAAGTACAACCGCTTATGGTTTGCTTGCTAACGGGGCTATGCCGTCCTTGATTGTTGGTCCAGATGCTAAAGACCAGACCGTAGACATTAGCATTGATGATGCTCGGCAGGTGAAGCGCCAACTGCACGAAGACCTTACCGGGGACGGTTCAGGCGGCATCGTGGTTATGACTGGTGCCTACAAACTTGACCGGGTATCCCTTACGCCGTCAGAGCTTGCTCTGGATTCCGTGAGACGTGTACCGGAGGAGCGCATCTGTTCAGCCCTTGGTATCAACCCGATGGTTTTAGGGCTTGGTTCAGGCTTGGAACGAAGCACCTACAGTAATTATGAGCGCGCCCAACAGGCGGCATGGGAAGACGGTATGGTGCCTTTGCTCCGTACCCTTGCCGATGCTATTACCGCTGACCTGCTGCCAGAATACCCAGAGACGCATGAAGGTGACTTTGTCCAATACGACCTTGAAACCGTACGTGCCTTGGCTGATGACCTTGCTGCAGAAGCAGAGCGAGCAGAGCGGTTGTACAAGGCTGGCATCATTGACCGTGCGGAAGCAAAGCGCATTGCCGGCCTTGAAGCCGTGCCGCAGGATGAAGGACAGCTACACCCGCAAGCCATCCCGGTACAGACTACCGATGCTCCCATTGCTGAGATCCGCTCATTCGAGATGAAGGCACGACCAACCCAAGCCATGAAGGAAGCGGCACAACGTGCCCTTGACTGGAAAGCCGAAGGGTTCGATGGCGGCACCCGTGTAGGCTTGGCAAGGGCAAACCAGATCGTGAATGGGGAGCAACTTTCCGAGGATACGATTCTACGGATGTACTCGTTCTTTTCACGGCACGAAGTAGACAAAAAGGCTGAAGGCTTCAACGCTGGTGAGGACGGCTTCCCAAGTCCGGGGCGCGTAGCCTGGGACTTGTGGGGCGGTGATGCTGGCTTTAGATGGTCTACATCCAAGCGGGACGCTATGCAGCCTGATGGCAAGAGCCTTGATGGTGACCACGTCTGCACTCCGGGGGTAGTGTACAAGAGCCACCCTTTTTACGGGTACGAGCTGATGGAGGCTCATACAAGCGAGTAGACGATGGTACGGGCAGAATCTATGCCGCATCTCAGAAGTTCCGCAACGAGTTACTGGAGCGTGAAGGCGTAGCCATATCCCGGATGCAGAGAGCGTACAAAGCCGCTACCGCTGCATCGATTGCAGAACTGGAAGCGTTGGAAGAGCGCATCGCAGAGCGTGAAGCCAACGGCGAACCGCCAAGCGAAACCATACTCTGGATGCGTCAGCGCATAATAGACAACATCGAGGAACTAGGCAGGAACCTAAAGAAGTTTGCAATCGAGGGGGCACAGATAACCGCCGATGGACAACTCGAAAGTGCCATCCTTGCGAATGAGGCGAGCGTCGGCATGGTTGAAGCGGCGGCAGGTCGTAAACCGGCTAACGTCTCACTCGGAAGTTCATGGACAAATCTGCCAGACGAACAACTCCAAGCCTTTGTCGGCATGGCGGGTGATGGAAGCCCTCTGGGTGAGTTATTTGCAACCATACCGCAGGTGACTACGGACGCTATGCAGATGGCTTTGGTACAGGGCATTTCGTTAGGCGAAGGGCCACGAACCGTAGCACGGCGGGTACGCAAGGCAGCTGACATCGGACGCTACCGAGCAGAGACCATTGCGCGTACCGAGATGATCCGAAGCGCCCGTGAAGCGCAACGGCAACTCTACACCCAGAACCCAGCGGTGCAAGGTTACCGAAGGCAAGCCACGCAAGATAGCCGGGTATGTCTTGCTTGCTTGGCTTTGTCCGGCACGCTTCACGCTACCGATGAAATCATGCCAAGTCACCCAAATTGTAGGTGCGTTCTTATTCCGGTAACGATGTCCTGGGCGGAGATTACCGGGGACAGTTCTATCCCTGATACAAGGCCTCCGGTAGCAACACCTGAACGTATCCTTTCTGGTCTGTCGGAGTCTGACAAGTTGGCTATCATGGGCGCTTCACGCTATGCCCTATACGCTGAGGGGCTACCACTGAGTGACATGGTTACCGTTGTACCGAATACCGACTGGGGGCCTACTACACGGGTACGGCCACTCAAAGAGTTAGAAGGCTACGAACCGGATCTAACGACATACCTATGAAAATGACCGTGTGGGATACTTACGCCATGGACGTGCTTACATCTTTCCCTGATGCCATCAAGAGTGACCGGCTTGGTTATGTCAAAGGCTACTTGGTTCGCTTTGGTGATTCCAAAAGCGCAGACATCGAAGGGGACTATTTCACGCAGTCAACCGACTATGGATTCCCGATGGAATCCGGCAAGCGCGTACCTTTGAACGTCTACTATCACCACGGTATGGATCAGATGGTAGGCAAGAAGTCTATCGGTACTGGCTTCATCAAGATGGACGGTACCGGCTTGTGGTATGAGGCGCAGCTAGACTTAGCCGACGAGTACGGCAGCATGATCGCGAAGCTGTGCAAGCAAGGCAAGATGGGCTTTTCCTCCGGTGCCGCTGCTCATCTGGTTGAGCGTAAGAGCATGGGCGGTGCCGCTGAAATCACACGATGGCCTATTGCTGAAGCATCGATTACACCGACACCAGCCGAGTATCGTAACAGTGTCAAAAGCCTAGAGGAGTATTACGGCATGGGCGAGATGGAAGACATGGAAGAAGAAATGGTCATGGCTCCTATGCCTGAGCAATCAGCCGCCGAGTATGCCGCTGAGATATTCAAGGAAGCCGAAGGCGAACTTATCCACGAAGGGCTAGAAGCCTACTGGGATGCGCTTTCCGGTGCCATGGAAGTAATCGAAAGCCAAGACATGGCGGATGCCCTGATTGATGCTTTCGCGCAACGTGCAAAAGGCTTGTATGCCATGCACGGTGCCAAGTGTATTCACCCTGCAAGCCTGCGGGGTGTTGAGCGTCGGCTGCGGGATGCAGTCGGTCTTAGCCGGTCAAGCGCAAAGCGCCTTGCCCCTGTAGTCTGGGATTCTCTGCGGGATGCAGACCAGCCAGAGACGCAACCGGATCTCGTAGTCCTGGAAGCGAAAGCCTCCACTGATAATGAGCGAGCTGACATACTAGCCCGCTTGGAGTTGTTGACACAACTATGACAATCGAACAAATGCAGGCTAAGCGCGAGACGCTTTTGGCTACTGCTCGTGAACTCGCATCCGGTGATGGTGACCTTTCGCAGGTCAAGTCCATCATGGCAGAATCTAACAGCATCCAAGAGCGTATCGAGACCATCAAGGCACTCGGACAAGGCCACCCTGTGGCTACTGAAGTTGCAGTAGAACAGCCTTGGAAGTCCGGCGGTATCGGGCGTAACCCGCTTTCCGGTACCCGTGATGAAGCCAACTGGAAGGCTTACGCTTGGGGTCAATGGGGACGCTCTATTATGGGCAACCGCAAGGCTGCCGAGTGGGTAAAGAACAACCTGAAGGCACAGTCTGAAGGCACGACAACCGCTGGTGGTTTTACTGTTCCAGATCCGCTGAGTTCTGAGCTTATCTACCTCCGTGAGCAGTTCGGTGTTGCACGTCAAAACTGCCGCATCTACCCGATGAGTTCTGACGTTCTGAACGTTCCAAACGCAACGGCATCGACCACTGTGTACTATCCGGGGGAGAACACGGCTATTACCGATTCGCAGCTTACCTTTGCACAGGTTAACCTTGTAGCCAAGAAGCCATCGGTTCTTACGCAGGTTTCCAAGGAACTCGCAGAGGATAGCATCATTGACTTTGGCGCAACCCTTGCCCGTGACATGGCTTATGTCTTGGCTAAGGAAGAAGACCGCGTTGTTTTCAACAACGCAGTAGACTCCACGAGCGGCCTCGATGGCATCCTTTATGCTATCTACAGCAGCAACGCCACCAAGGCTAACATCGCATCCTTGCAGGTCTTCACGACTGGGCAGACGATTACCTACTCACCGACCCTTGCCAACCTTAAGGGCATGGTCGCAAAGCTCCCGACATACGCCGCAAATGCAAAGTGGTTTATGCACCGCGAGATTTGGTACAACGCCATTGCACCACTGCTCGACGCTTTGGGCGGGAACAGCATCATGGACATCCAGAATGCATACGGCCCTACGCCTATGCTTTATGGCTATCCAGTGGTCTTTGTGCAGAATATGCAGAAGACTCTTGCAGCATCCACGCCTTACATCTTGCTTGGTGACCTGAGCATGGGTACCGCGTTTGGTGACCGCCGAACCGTTACGATTGAGGTTTCGGATCAGCGTTACTTTGTCGAGGATGCGCTTGCATTCAAGGCAACGGAGCGATTCGCTTTCAAGGCGTTTGACATCGGTAACGTTGATGCAACTGCAGCCAACCGCGTACCTGGTTCGCTCATCGTCGGAGCATCCGCAGCTACATAAGGCTAGCGGTTCACAGCATAAGACCCTCGGCAGACGTGCCGGGGGTTTTTACTTTTTAAAAATAATCATGTGGGATACTAACCCCATGATGACCAGAGCCGAGGCAATCGCACAAGTTTCCTTATTTGTGTCCGCTCAAAGTTACCCGCAGATGTCTACTACGGACATCGGTTCCATCTTGGATTCTTTCTCCCGCTTCACCACTTGGACAGCGGCAACGGTCTACTCTGTCGGTGACCGTGTGGTGCCTACAACGCCCAACGGGCGGGTTTACGAATGCAGGGTAGCCGGTACCTCAGGGGCTACACAGCCTGACTTTCCAGTCTACTCCCCGTACCAAGTCAAGGGCTTTACCTTGGAAGATGGCACCGGTGACCCAACCCTGATGTGGGTAGACCAAGGTCCAATCAATACCGAGCGCTACGATGTTCGCACCGCAACCCGCCAAGCATGGCTGATCAAAGCATCAAGGGTAGCCGCAGACATCGATAGTAAAGAAGGTACAAGCGACGTAAAACTTTCTCAGTTGATGCAGAACTGCCTAACCATGGCAGACAAGTTTAGACCGGTGGTGTTCGCATGAGCCCGATACTCCGCGCAACCATCAGCGCTGGCATGGTACGCAACCTTTGCCAAGACCGTGTAGAGATACACCGCTTCACACTTACCGAAGATGGCAGGGGCGGTGCTACTGAGACATGGCGCAAGGTTGCCGAGTACAACGGCAGGCTAACCAACCAAAGCGACACGGAATCTATCGTAGGCGGTGGCATCCAGTCATCTGCACAGTGGACGCTGATTGTTGCTGTAGGGGCTGATGTCATGCCGCAGGATAGGGTTTACCGGGTGGGTGATGACTCAAAGTATTACGATGTGATCGGGTCAGACTTTGGGCAGACAGAATTACTTGTACAGCACGTAGGGCTGGTGGAGCGGGTGGCATAATGGGCGCATCAGAATGGACAACCATAGGTTTAGCGGCAGTAACCGGGATTATCAGCCTGCTTGCCTACATCATCAAGTTCTTGCATCGGATGGACAAACGGGGAGCCGTTGACACCGCTAAGATTGAAGACCACGGGGTTCGCATTGGTAGGCTTGAAACCGTAACGGGTGAGATGCGTACAAGCATTACAAAACTGGAGACAAAGCGATGAACGGAATAAGTATTAGCAGGCTGGTCGTGGTTGTCTTGATCGCCTTTGTTGCTTCCTTTAGCACGGTCTTTGGTGATGGCGTTCGTACCGCTGAAGCCAAGGACATAGCCGAGCTTGGAGCAGTGATGGCACTGTACGGAAGCAAGGCTGTCGCGGCTGGTCTTACTGCTGCGATGTCTGCCGCGCTGGGCTTCTTGACGATGCCTTTCAAGGGTGTTGGAATCAATGCGCTGAAGGTGGGCAAATGAACCTGAACAATGTAGTTGTTACACCACTCGTGACAAACCCAGCAGACTACAACATCAAAGCCGACATCATGAACGATGAGAACGTCAAGGTCGCAGACTTTGGTGTGGATGGCATCGATATGTTTACGTGGTGGGTTCAGCAAGATGAAAACTTCAGGCTGTCTATCGTGAACCAGTTCATCGTGATTATGGCTCAAGAAATCTACACAGGGACGGCGGAGTAGTATGGCAACTTATTATGTCAGGACTGACGGTAACGATACTAATACTGGTCTCGGTTCGACTACTGGTCTCGCTTGGAAAACCATACAAAAGGCTTTGGGTGCAACCGGTATAGGCTCAGGCGATATCGTCTACATTGCACCCGGTCACTACAATGAAACAGTTACAGTCGGTGGGACATACTCCGTAGAAACTCAAATCATCGGTGACCCATCGGCTTCACAGTTTAGCGGTGTTTCGCCCGGTTACGTCAAACTAAGTCAGTTTGCATCAACTGGAACATCTGCACGTAACTTGACTCAGTTATTGATTTCTACTAGTAAGTCTTACCTGCATTTTAAAAACTTATATTTTGAGTTGGCGCAGGTTACTGAAATACTGATGAACTTTACCAACGCAAGGTTTATAAGTTTCACAGGGTGCGTGTTCTACCATAACCTCCGTTCTGTTATTAACTACGTTTTGTCCATTGCAAATCCATCAGGACAAACGTCAAGCACGACTATACAAAACTGTGTCTTCTACAATTCATACATAATTCTACAAAGCGTTGTTTCCGGTGATGCTACAGTCCTGAAAAACAATCTTTTTGTGAATGGGTATCAAGAATCAATGCAGTTATTTCAATGCACTGCGACTATTTACAACTGCACATTTGCTATTGCATCAACTGGTTTACGCTTAACTGGAAGTTCAGTAGTCACTGCTAGGAACTGTCTTTTTACCGCTTGTTCAACAGCAGTTTTAATTACAGCAGGCACGTACACAGAAGATTACAACCGATATATCGGAAATAGTATAAACGTATCTGGTTCATACACTCCCGGTGCAAATAGTACGGCTACAGGAATCACAGGTATAGAATCAGCCTACAGCCTACTACACTCACTCAATAATGGAGTCGTGTTTGGTAGTGTCAACGGTAGTCAAAATGCATCGTTTGGTACTGCATCAGGCGCACCATCTACCGACCTCTTTGGTATTGCGTGGACTGGTTCATCTCCGGATGCTGGAGCCATTACATACCGTAACCCTTCAGGGGTTGGGCCTTATATTGCAACCGAGCGCAACGCATCAACCATCACAATCGCTCCCGGCTCAACCTCCCAATCCATCGAACTCTACCTCGGTGCTACAGGGCTAACAGCCTCAACCTCTGGTCTCTCAGCTCGCTACAACCGGACACGCACAGCCTCTGTCAGCATCCCGCTGGTAGCCCGTACAATCGCTCAGGCGTGGACAGCAGGCGGCTTTGCGGAGGTAGACTCGACCAATATGCCGGGGGTCTACAGACTCGACATTCCTGATGCTGCACTGGCTGCTGGTGCTGATGATGCCACTATCGTGGTGCGTGGTGCAAGCGGTACTAACGGTGCGGTCATGACGGTCAAGTTGTCCTCTGGTGGCTTGACCTCTGCACAGACTGCATCGGCTGTCTGGGATGCTGCGACTGTTGGTTACAACACGGCTACAAACTTTGGTGGTGTCATAATGGAAACAAATGGCGTTGTCAACGGCATTGAATCAACGGTTCAAGATATTCCATCAAACGTCTGGCAAGAGCTTAGAACCAACCACACCACGGTAGGCACCTTTGGGCAGTATGTCAACGCTGAACTGGTTACCCCGGTAACCTCTGCCGCTCTTGTACGGATGGGGCCTTACGAGGTCAAGGCTGACGGCTTGGGAGCATCGGATCCGCTAGACATCCAGAAGGGCGCACAGCATGGCGTAGATATCCAGTGTGTAGATGCCTTTGGAAGCGGGATAGATATCACGAGTGCAACGGTAACGGCTAAGGTCTACAACTCTGGTGCTACCTTGGTAGACACGTACGCTTGTACGGCAACCTATGCAGCTGATGGACGGGCTACGTTTACGATTGATACAACGGTAACCAACACGCCTGGAACCTACACTGCTACAATCACACGCACAACAGGTGCAAGCGATACGCAGGTCTTTGGGCCACTCCGCATCTATGTGAGGGACATCTAATGGCAGTTATCTTTGACCTAACCGAAGACCCTCAGCAGGTCGTACAAGCTAGCGCGTGGGTAGGTGATTGGCACTCCTACGTAGTAAGGCTGGTGGATGAACTCGGAAGCCCGGTAGACATCACGACCGGGACGCTCGGCATAACCTTCACCAACATTGCGACCGGGTCTGCTTATACGTTTCCTAGCGGATCCGTTACGCTCACGAAGCAGTACAGCGCGCAGGGTATCCTGAGCATCCTCACCCCTGCGGCATACGCTACTGCGGCAATGATTCGGATAACGGTTTCCTTCACGGTATCAACCACGGTGCGACGGTTTGGGCCTTTAGAGATTGAGGTTCTTGCTCCGTGATAAAGATGAGCTTCAGCCTAAAGAAAGTGCGCTTGGATTCCTACCAAAAGAATCTAGGGCGGCTTTCCGTTGCTGTTGGCACTGCTGCCGCTAACATCGAAGGCAATGCAAAAGATAGCATTGAGATGTCTAGTGGGCAATACAGAAAGTATCCCGGACGTAAAGAGCATCCGCACTATTCAAGCCCTCCAGGCACTGCGCCTAACAGTGACACCGGTATTCTGGCTGGAAGCATTTACAATAAGATGACCGGCAAGACATCTGCCGAGGTTCGGGTAGATGCAAAGTATGGAATACCGCTGGAACTTGGTTGGATGTCAAAGGCAGGCAACCATGTACCTGCTCGCCCGTTCCTACGTCCGGCAGTGGAAAAGGAAGCACCGGCTTTTCAAGCTGCTGTGAAAGTTATCCTGAAGGGTAGAAACTGATGGCCTTTGAACCAGCCGTGATTGAGCAGTGGATCTATGACACCCTGACAGGTGATGCTACCTTGATGGGCTTGCTTGCTCCTGACAATAAGCCCAACGGGTTCCAGATGGGCATCTATAACACGATAGCCCCGCAGATTGACCCGATATCACGCAAGCAACCAACCACGCCTTATGTGGTCTTTGACCGTGCTGGTAATGCAGGGCAAGACCAAGACACGCTATGTGGTAGCCGGGTATTCACCTACCCTACCTACAGAATCACCGTGTGGGATACTGCAAGTGGTGCGGTATCGATGGCAAGCTCGGCTACCATCATGTCCCGCATTGACACACTACTTGACAACATTCACGTTTCTAGCACCACGCCAAGGTTCTACGTTAGGCGGGAATCAACTGCTCAAACGTTTGGTTTGGAGAGTGGTGGTCGGACAGATTTTGGAGTGACAGCGGTGTACCGATTCGTCACGCAACAGTAGGAGAATCATATGCCTTTTTCAAGAACTAGTGCGCTTATCGGCGAAAACTGTGTTGTCACTGTAGCCTTTGGTGGTTATCAAGACGGTACGCCTTCAGCCTTCACCGCTGAAACCTATACCTGTATCGCTCGCTCGGTACGCTTTAGCTCGTCGGTCAATACCGTTGATGTTTCTGCACTTTGTGATGCACAGAACAAAGCTCAGGTAACCAAGGCTAACGGATCCGTTGAAGTAGAGTTTCTGGTTGATTCGGTTGTCGGCCCTATCTTCTTTGGCAAAGACGGTTACTATTGCCAGATCGTTGTTACGCCTGGGACACTTGCCGCCAAGACCTTTGTTGGTGTTGTAACGGGAACTGGCATCAGCGTTGCAAACGAGGAAGCCGTAACCGAGAGCGCAACCATCACGCTTGGTACTAACGGAGTTGCTACCGCTTGGTCGTAGTACACTAGCGCATGGCACTACAATCCCTAAAACAGATTCCTAAAGACACGGACAAAGGTCTACTTACTGTAGACCTGTCCGATGTCGCTGGAGATGGCGCAGAACTCCGCTTCCGTGAACCAAAGGCGGCTGACCTTTTCCCTGATGCTAAAGAGCTGCAATCCCTGCGTGTTGCATTCGCTGAGTTCCCCGAAGCGATGCTTTACCAGATCTATCTACTTGGTCGGTGCTATGTACCAGACCCTGCGGACAGCTCAGAAGAATCACCACTCCGGGCTTTCGGTAATCTGGCACGAACCAGCAAGCAGACGTTCTTTAGAATCCTTGGTGAGTTCATCTCTTGGTATCCAACCGATGACCTACAAGGCAGGGTTAAAGACGCAAAAAACGACTCAGAGGTGTAGCCGGTCAGGTTGCCTACTACACCGTTAAGTATCTCAACCGGCACCCTTCAGAGACCGACCTAACCCTTGACCAGATAGCCGAGGTGGCTATGATCGGACAAGAGATAGAAAAGCAACAGGTCGAAATGCTGGGTGCACTTTTTGGAAGCAGGTAACGATGACAGTAGCGGAACTCACAGCCAAGATATCGGTAGTTGGTGAAGCCGCTGCTGTCCGTGCCTTGCAACGCGTCGGGCAATCTGCCAAGGGCGTGGGTGAAGCCATCCGCACTGCGGCAGATGCCACCCGGCTATTCGAGATAGCACAGAACTCTTTCGCTTCCGTAACCGGGGTACAAGCCGCGATGGCTTATGACTCACAGGTTCGTGGTTTGGCTGCCTATGCCAAGAATGCACAGGAACTGCAAGCCCAACTAACAAGGCTCAACGAGATAGCGAAACTCCCCGGATTGGGGCTTACAGAGGTTCGTGCGGGTGTCCTAAACCTTGAAGCCGCAGGGTTATCCGCTCAAACATCCGAACGTGCATTGATGGCTTTCGGCAATGCGCTTGCTCTGGTTGGCAAAGGCAAATCAGAACTAGACGGCGTCATCCTGGCGCTTGGTCAGATAGCCAGCAAGGGCGCAATCTCAGCTGAAGAAATCAACCAGATTGCCGAGCGCGTCCCGCAGATCCGGCAGGTCTTGGTTTCCGCTTTTGGTACGGCAAGCACTGAAGCCATCCAGAAGATGGGGCTATCGGCAGACGTTGCCATCGGCAAGATTATTGCTGGGCTTGAGATGTTGCCGAAGGCTACGCAATCCGCATTGACAACGTTTGAGAATCTACAGGATGCGTTAGAGCAGGCTTTCCTTCCTATCGGTCGTGGCATCCTTGACATCTTTAGTAGTGCCGAAGGCGGCACGATGCGGCTTATCGAGCGTGTTGCAGAGATGGGTAGACAGATAGGTGAAGTGTTCTCAGCTATCGGTAAGTCTGGTGTAATCCAAGACTTTCTAAACCGCGTCATCGGTGCATTCGGGCCGGGTGGTAACTTTCAGCAAGCGATGATAAACGTAGCCGCTAACCTCTTGGCATTCTTTGCCCAACTACCGCGCATTATGCAGGAGCTTGGCCCTGCCATCATGACGTTCTTTACTGATATTGCATATAACGTGCGAGCATTTTTTGAAAACACGTTTGGTGATGTTTTAGACAATATTGACAAAATCGTTAAAGAAATAGAAAAGCAATTTACTGCATTATTTGGCAAGTTCAAGGATATGAAAATCTTTGGACAACCATTGATAGAAGACCCATCTGGCGTTCTTGCTCAAGGTGGCGGAGCAGGTGGACTTTTACCACCTCCTGAAACGAAACGCCCACAATGGCCATATAGGACGCCACGATTCCCGATGCCATCCGCTGGTGCTGTCCCTGACTTGGCTGGTGAATACGGCAGAGCCATTCGGGAAATGCTCGGCCCTCAAGGTTTACCGGGTGGAATGATTTACGGTGGAGCGCAAGGTACAGGCGGCGGCTTGGGTGGCCCGTCAATCGCTGACAACATCGGCAGGATTGCAGACAATACCAAAACAGCGGCTGATGCTTTGACCCTACGCCGTGAGACGCTCGGCGGTGGGCAACTTGGCCAGATGGGTGTTACGGCTGCCGAGATGGCGGTAGGTGGCGGTGGTGGTATCCGCATGGGTGACTTCATGGGTGGCGGTAATAGGGGCTTGATTCCTGCCGGTACTGAGCTGGAACGAGCAGTGCGTTCGGTTATCCGAGATGAAGCAAGGCGCAACGGTACTCCCGGGATAATGAAGAGGTTCTGATGGCGAACGCTTGGCCACTCTTGATTGAAGTAGACTGCCCAGAACCACGCCCGCAAAAGGGCAGGCTGGTTGTTGCAGCTGATGGCACTACATGGGACTTAGCCAAGAGTAGTAATGTCTTCCTTGACCCTACTACGCTAACCCTGATGCTTGCTCCGCTTCCGACAACAGCGGCATGGCGTACGACCTTTGCCGGTAACTATGCCCGTTTTCAAAAGACCGACTACACCTTAACGACGGCGGCATCTTGGAAGCAGATGCAGATAAAAGCATCCGGTGATTACTACCTACAGTCATTGAATGTGACAGAACGGGCTACGCTTACGACAGCCTGGAGTGCTAACCAATCCGCTTATCTGTCGGTCTATGTACCGGGTCTCAAGGATTCCGACGATAGCGTGATTCTCAAGGCTGGCTGGGGTGT